GATGGTTACTACGTGGCTAATTTCTTAATTGCTATGCCTAGTGCTAACTATTCCATCCTTGGAACCTGCGCTACAGCGGCATCTTTTGTAAACACTTCTGGAAACAAGGTGCTATCTGGGTCTCCAAACAACGCTCAAAGTTGTAGGATATTGACTATTGATACAAGCAACAACGACCCAGTAAGCAATCTGCATAATAGCATTTCCATTATTGGATGAACCCACACTTAGAAACCGCTCTTGAACTTTATAAATCAAATGACATCGACATCCAAAGCCTTATCGGTTGGCACTTGTGTCATGGGATTGTTGTCTGTAATCCTAAAGTTTTTGCGTTATGCTTTCACTCCAATAGTAATGATCCTGAAAAAGCTGTGTCATTTGAAGAAGCAGATACACTTTACGTTACTATGTGCTGTGGAAACATGGCTAGTGGACTTGGGGTTTTTAGAAATGACTATGATTACATTTCCTTTCGGAGAGATTTCAAAGGATCAATCCGCACTCGCTTGCTAAATATGAAAAAATTCTATTCAAAACTACAATAATTATGGGATCAGCACCAAAAGTAAAAGCTCCTAAAATGGATATTGGCGCAGACATCTGGAACTATGTTTCTGGAATGTCTAAATCACTGCCTGGAATCATTTCACAGGAACAGCAATTTCGTCCACAGCTTCAAGGGTTAAACCTTAGTGATATCCAGTCGTTTTTGAGTGGTGCAGGTGGACAACAAGGAATCTTTGGTCTTAGTCGAGAGGCAGCGCAACAAGCTGGAATGGGACTAGGTGAAGCTCGCCAAGCAGAACTTGGTCAGATGACAGGGCAAGCAGGACTCACCAGAGGCTTAATGCAGGGTCTTTCCCCCGAACAGGCATATGCAGTTCAAAATGCTGATGCAGAGGCTAGACGGGCATATGCGTCCTCGCAATCACTAAACCCACAAGAACAGCGCGGATACCAACAAGCCGCGAGAGAAGGCGCGTCTGCCGCTGGTCGTATTGGTGGCAATGCGGCTATTGCATCGGAAGTTATGGGGCGCGAGGAAATGCTTGCCAGAAAAAGAATGGAGGCAGCACAAGCCGCGCAGAACTCATACAACCTTGCTCAAGGATTCTATACGCAGCCTGGCCTTAATCTTTTAAGCTCCGCACCAATGTCGTATCAACAAGGGCAGAACTTCTTGCAGACTGGACTAGGTGCCATTGGTGCAGGAACTCCACAGTTGTTTGATACTTCTGTTGGACTCAACCTTGGCGCGGCACAACGGTCAAACCAACTAGCTGCACAATCTGCTAACGCACAGGCAGCAGCAGCGCAAAACGCAGCAATATATGGAGCTATTGGGAAAACAATAGGAGCTGCTGGAGACGTTGCGGCTGCCAAAGTTTCTGATCGTAGATTAAAAACCGACATTAAAAAGGTTGGTGTAACAGAATCTGGATTACCAGTGTATACCTATAAATATAAAGGTAGCAACGTAACTGAAATGGGCGTTATGGCTCAAGACGTTGAGGAAGTGTTTCCTGAAGCTGTTGAGGAAATTAACGGATTCAAGGCGGTTCATTACGATCTAATCAAATAATATGGCAACTTACGGAAGTGGACAAATGCTAGGCTCTGGAATCAACCCAGAGTCATTCAAACAGGATTACAGTGGGTTTTCTCGCGCTGCTGAGATACAAGCTCAGGGGTTGTCTAACCTTGGTGGCAGTATTGCAGGTGCCATTAAAAACTATGGTGAGATGAAAAAGTCACAGCAAGAAGATGAGCGTGCTGTTCAAAAGTCTAAGAGCGTAGCAAAAGCTATTGGTGATTTGATTCCAGATTTGAAACCAACGCTTCTAAACTCGTTGACAATTCTTGATAATAAAGAACTTCCTCTTAGCCAAAGAAAAGCCGAAGCTGAGGCCATTTCTGATATTCTTAATTTGGGTATTGGGGAAATTCGTAACAGATCAAGTGTGGATCTAGAAAAACAAAAGATTGGAGTTGATAAAGCCTACAGAGAAGCTCAACTTGAAGCAGCAAAACGTGCTGCCGCTGCTGCTGAACTAGAAGCACCTCCAACAAAAACTACTTCAGTTTCTGGTGGAGATCAGGATGTCCAATGGGATAAAGCATCAAGAACGTGGGTGCCAATTCAAACATCTGGACTTAATGCTGCAAAACCTGCTCCGACAACAAGCAATCTTATTGATTTTGTTAAGAACCTTGAAGGATTTAGTCAAAAGTCTTACGATGACTATAAGCAAAGAAGCATTGGCTATGGAACAAAAGCTAAGCCTGGAGAAGTTGGCATCACTGAGCAAGATGCAACTGATAGACTAGGTTCCGAACTTTCTGTGAACGCCAAAAGAATCGAAGAAGCAGCAAAGCTAAAAGGCACTCCATTGAGTCAAAATCAATTTAATGCACTAGCTTCTTTTGATTACAACACTGGACAAGGTGTTAGCTTGATTGAGCGTTTTGGAGATAAGCCACAAGAGTTGGCTGACAAGATGCTTGAATACACAAAAGCGGGAGGAAAAGAACTTCCTGGTCTTGTTAATCGTAGACGTATAGAAGCCGCCTTGTTCTTGTCGCAACCTAATCAGCAACAAACATCAGGAATGCAAGGAATGGTTGGGTTTAAGCCAGATAAGCCTAAAGATGAAGTTGAAACATTTAGTCCTGCAACTGTCGATGGAGTTCGTGGACAAGTAAGCAATTTGACTAAAAGATTTTATCCAGACAAGCCTAGTTCTGCAGAATTAAAATTGGAATACTTAGAAAAAGCTGCAGCTGCTTATGCTGCTGGGGATAAACAAAAAGCACTTCGTTTCGCAACAGCTGCTGGTGTTGGTGGATTGTATGGTAATCTTACAATAAAAGATTTGGACGAATACTTTATGGGCAGTGTTCAGCCGCCACCCCCAACCAATCCCGTAGCCCCACAAGAATCACCAAATCAAGGAGTGAATCCTCAACCTGCTCCACAAGCTGCTCCTAAAACAAAAAGATCTCTTGAAGAAATTGCTCCAACTCGCAAACAGTAATTATGCCTGAACTCACAAGAGATATTTTGAATGATGCTCGCATCGAAGGTTACACCAATGATGAAATAATAGCTCATGTTACAAAAGATCGTCCTGATATTCTGGATGCGTTAGAAGAAGGTTATTCTCTTGAAGAGATTGCAGATCATTTTAGCAAGAACGCTCCACCTAAACCAGAAGCAAAAGAAGAAGACCCAAGTTTAGGTCGTGTTGCTGCGGGTTTGGCTGCCGAACTTGCCGTAGCAGAAGGGGCTAAATACGCAGGAGCGGCAGCAGGAGCAGGGCTTGGTGCATCAGGATTACTTGCTGCTCCCATAACAGTTCCTGTTGGCGCTGCTGGAGGATATATTACAGGAGCGTTAGGAGGTGGATTCGGAGGATCTGTTATCGCTCAAAAAATCGAAGGTAAAAATGAGATTGATTACGGCAGAGCCACAATCGATGCTGCTCTTAATCTTCTTCCTTTCCAGAAAGTTGGAAAGGTTGGTAGTAAGTTAAATAAGATTACTAGCGCAATTGCCAAGCGACCTATTAGATCAGGTATGGTTATGGGTGCAGTAGCAACTCCTTCTTACATGGCTTCTGAAGAAATCCAGAATAAGAAAGATTATACTCTTGATGACTATCTGAAAGCAACTGGAACTAGTATGGCATTAGGTGCTGGCATGGGTGTTCTTGAAAAGAAGTTGATTAATAGTGTTCAAAAGATCAGGAACAAAACCCCTGAAGAAATCAATAAATTGATTGCCGCTGGTGACCCATCGACCATTGAGCTGGTTGACAACATGACCGCTGGTCTTACTCCGCAAGAGCTAAGAATGACACCATCGAATGTTAGCGATTATTTTAAAAACATGATGCGTGACACTACTGCTAAAGCATTTCCTAGCAGAGTGCTTGGGTATGACGCAACAACTGCCGTGAAGAAAGCAAAGGCTTCTATTGAAGCTGCCGAGGGGACTGCCGCGAATCTAGGAAAGCAGATTGATGACTACCTTGAAAAGAACCCGCAATATCGTGATGATGCAATAGCTGTTCTTAATGGGGAAACGCGACCTAATCTCCCATCCGAGTTGCTTGATAATCTTCTATATGGAAGATCAAGAATACAAAAAGAACAACAGAGAATGCTTGATATGCATAACTCTGGTGAGAAATTGCTACTTAATAATAGAGCAGAGGTCATTGAGGATAGCTTGAATCGTGGAGATTACTTAACTAGAGCTTACAGATTTTTCCAAGATGCAAACTATAAACCATCAAAAGAAAAGTATGATGCATTAAAGGATAGTCTTGTTAGAGATGGATTGAGTGAAGCTGATGCGAACAAATACTTGGCAGAACTTCAAGTTAAGATGAAGGGTAATCCAGAGGATTTTTCTAACTTTATGAAAGGCCCTGGAACTCCTAATGTCTTAAAAAGCAGAAAAGATGTATCTCCAGAATTGGAGGATTTTCTTGGGTTTATCAAGGAGCCTGGACAAGGAGTCGGCACCACAATGTCAGTTCTTAACCGAATCAATGAATACAATGAGTCCGATGCTAGAATGGCAAAAGCATTATTCGATTCTGGCGCAGCAGTAAAGGCAGAAAATGTAACGCAGGGATTGCAACCATTGAAGCTAAAGCGTGGCAATGCAATGCTTGATGGAGAAGAATTGTATGTTGATCCATCTATCCAAAGTGCTGTGAATAAAATTTATGCAAGCGGAATAGAAGATCAGAGCAACTTGCTGTCTAAACGATTCTTGCAAGATATTGGAGAAACTGCGGTATCTGGATTAAAATCAGCTAAGGTGCTTGGTAATCTTCCTTCTTATTTGATTCAGGCTCCAAGCAATCTTGCCATTACTCTTGCGTCAGGAATGAATCCATTTCTTGGATTAGGCAATGCTGTTAAGATGTCATTGGGAACGCTTGCTGGCACAAAGATTGGAGGATTGCCAATGATTAAAAAAGTTGCTAATCAAGCCGCTCCATTGACTATGGATAAGTTTGAAGACTTAAAAAAACGTGGAATGATAACTGGCAATGTTGATTTTGAAGACCTTAAAGCTGGGCTTCAAGGCAAGCGTTTGGGTAGAGCATTTCAAAAAGCAGCAGACGTTCCTGGTCGAATATATAGTTTGCCAGACAACATTTTTAGGATTGTTAATTATGAAAACAATGCAAATGTCTTAAAGAAAATGGCTCCAACTGCTACGGATGAGCAGATCAAAGAAATGGCAGCAAGGCTGACAACAAAAACATATCCCAACTATGATTCAATAAGTCCTGAGCTAAAAGCACTTTCAAGAGCTGGGGTCATGCCTCAGTTTGTAACATACTCTCTTGAATTTGTTAGAAGCCAACTAGCGCAAGCGAAGACTATAAAGCAAATGATGGATGGCACCCTTACTGCAAAACTTGGCAGTGAATTTAAAGATATTCCAATCAATCAAGAGGCAATGAAAAAAGAGGCAGCAAAGCGTCTTGCTACTATGGCTACCGCATATGCCGCTGCTACATATGGAATAAATCAATTCAATCGAAACACGTTCACCGAAGAGCAAGAAAGAGCTTACCGCGATACAGTTGCGGCAAACTTTGAAAGAGATAAACCTCTTTTGCTTTATAAGAAAAAAGATAATTCGATTGGATCAATTAACACTGCTTATTACCTGCCTCAAACAATATCTTCTAATTTGGTGATGTCTGTTTTGAGGGGGGAAGATATTGATGAAGGAGGAGAAAACTTGCTAAAACTTCTTGGCAGTGAACTTGTTGGAGAGGGGTCATTTGCCGCACAAGGAGTGAGTTCTTTGATTTCTGGCAGGGACTTTAAAACTGGAGACTTAATATCAAATGAACGTGATTTTGTTGGCAATAGACTTGATAGGTTAGAGAACTTTGGTAAGGAGTTTATACCTTCAACCATTACCGCTATGCAGAAGCCTGGTAAGACTATGCAAGAAAAACTTACACGGCAAGCGGGAATCCGAGAAGAAGTCAGAAATATTCCAGAAGGATTTGGATTCAAGGCGCGTGAGATTCAAGAAGCTCTTGGCAACATTAAATCAACTATGTCTGGGCATCAATATAAGCTCAAGGATAGCAAGATTTCTCAACAAGAATACAACGCCCTAATTGCTGATGAGCAAAACAACTATACCAGCAATATGCAAGCAATGCTGGAGCATGTAAAGAATCTCAGAACCCTTGGAGAAACTGACGAGACAATCGTTCCTATGCTTAAACAAGCAAAGTTCTCAAGCCTAGATACACTCAACCTGCTTGATGGTAAAGTCACCCCATACAATCCAGTTAAAGAGAAAACCACATCTGAAGTTCTTGATGAACTAGTAGGTGCGAATGATTCCGATACTCGAAAGAACATCAATGATCTTGCTAGAAAAGACCCTGTTATGGGTAGAAAGGTTGCTGACGCATACAAAGATAGAGTGAGAACACAAGGAATTGTGCTTTCACCTAAAGAGGCATTGATTGCTGGATTGCCAACTATTGAAAAAGTAGAAAGAATTTATCCACAAATTCAAGCAAGCACGAATCCAGATGGCGAGATAAGAAGATTGTTTAAGAAAAAAATCTTGACTACAACTGATGTTCAAGCGATTGAAAGGAACCGCAGAGCAAACTCTAATTAGAGTTAAGCCTCTGCGGTTAAACCAAACCTATGAGTGAAGAACAACTCCAGAAGCTAAAAGAGAATTATTACGACGAACGTGCGGATAAAGCCGAATGGTTTCTGGAGGTCAGAGAACGTGCCAAGTCTCTTTCGCGCAACAATATCGAACACTACGCTCCAAACAAGGCAGCGTTGGCTTTGTATCTATTGGCGCAAGGGGCGAGAATCAGCGAAATCCAGAAGAAGACTGGAGTCGGTCGTGACATCATTCGCTCGCTGGAGTGGAGGCACAACGACACTCTAGAGACAAAGCGCAAGGAGTTTTCCATGCGATACGCTATTGCCGCGCAGGAATACACCGACCTGCTTTTCGAGCGAGCAAATCAACTCTTCGACGATCCAGATAGTCTTGCTAAAATCTCTCCAGAGAAGCTGGCAATTACTGTCGGCATTCTCACGGACAAAGCTGCACAGCTTACTGGCATGGCAACTACTGTCGTGGAGCATCGCAAAGGTGCTAGCCTAGATGACGCTGCAAACCTCATTAACGAGGCAAAAAGCCGCATTGCTAAGAGCAAAGTAATCGACGCGGAAACAGTATGATTTGGAGAGCGCATCAAATCCTAACTCCACCAACGGATGATGAGTTAGTTCAGATGACACCCGAGGAGGTGTTGTCAATACATCGCATATACCACGAAGCGATTGAGAATGCCGAGAAAGACCCGTATCAGTATGGGTTTCGTTTACCACACTGGAAAAAGGCTGAGGAGCAGTTGCATGAGGTTAATGAAATCCTAGCTCTAGGAGGCAACCGCAGCGGCAAAACCCAGTGGGGAGCATTTTCTGTAGTCCGTGCTGCCGTGGAGAATCCCAACTCTGAGATATTCTGCTTCGCGCAAACGTCCGAGGTCTCGATCCGCCAGCAGCAAAGTGCCGTCTGGTCATGGTTGCCAGAGTATCTAAAGACCAAGTTTACTAGCTCCAATGCTTACATCTCCTACAAGAAGAAGACAGGATTCACAGACTCCTCGCTAATTCTGCCTAATGGATCACAGATCATCTTCAAGACCTACTCGCAGTATCAAAACAACCCAACGATTCTGGAAGGTGCCGAGCTTGGGTCTAGGAATCCAGTCTGGCATAATATCGGAGTATGGCTGGACGAATACCTTCTTGGTGTTGAGCTTATCAACACGCTCCGATTCCGTCTTGCTACTCGTAACTCCAAGATGCTAGTAACATTCACCCCTATTGACGGATGGACGGATGTTATCAAGGAATATCTAGATGGAGCAACCACCATCGAAAGTCGTCCTGCCGAGCTACTGAATGGTGAGCTAGTCCCATACGTCCAAAGATCGAAGAAGCTAAATGCTTCTGTGCATTACTTCCACTCGCAGGACAATGCCTTTGGTGGTTACGAGCGCATCAAAGAGACGCTGAAAGGCAGAACAAGAGAGGAGATTCTTATCCGCGCCTACGGTGTCCCGATGAAGTCCCACGCTACCAAGTTCCCAAAATTCAACAAGGTAGTAAACGTGGTTGAACCAGACAAGATTCCCACCACAAACGTCACCAGATACCACGTCATCGACCCTGCTGGATCGAAGAACTGGTTTATGTGCTGGATTGCCGTAGACGAGACTGGCACGATGTGGGTGTATCGCGAATGGCCTGGAGTCGATGTGGGTGACTGGGCTGAGTGGCGAGGTGGTAAATGGGTTCCTGGAGAAGGTGCCAAAGGGCAAGGTTATGGCATCCGAGACTACGTTGACCTTATCCAAGAAATGGAAGGCGACGAGGAGATATTTGAACGTCTAATCGACCCGCGATTAGGTGCTGCCAAGTATCAAGTGCAGGATGGATCATCGTCGATTATCGAGGATTTGAACGACATTGGCATGGTCTGCATCCCAGCCCCAGGACTAGACATTGACGATGGATTGCAAGCATTGATCGGGAAAATGGCATGGGACACAACTAAGCCGTTGGATTCTGTCAATCGACCGCATTTCTACATTAGCTCTGACTGCGAGAACATTATCCAAGGATTATCCGAATACACTGGCGAAGGTGGATTGAAAGAAGCATGGAAGGATGTTATCGACGTTTTACGTTACGCGGCTATTGCAGGAATAGATCATGTTGACAATTCTGTAAGTTTGGTTACAACTCAAGGCGGAGGAGGTTACTAATATGAGTGCAAAAAAAGAAACAAAGAAGCGTGGTAGACCAGCAAAGATTGTACAGGATACTGTTGAAGACGTGCCTGATGTCCCGCTAAAAGCGTTAATTTTAGGTATTTGCAATAACCCTACATGGGTGAGGGGAAGGATTGATGGATTCTCTGTCAACGTGAAATGTCCCGCTAAACTATCAAGACGCTTGCTAGGAAAGGAAGTTGATGTTACTCTAGTCAATTCCGACCTTGGAGACTATTATCAATACATAGCATGAATGACGTTCAACAAATAGAAGATGAGTCCCTTGTTTACGTGGACAAAAAGCCAGACATTGGCGCGTTAGCAAATGCTTACGACACTTGCTTAGTTGATCTTGACTATTATTTTGAGTCATGTTTGCGATCCTACAATGATCGCAGGAACATTTGGGATGGTAAATCTGATGATCTACGCAAGAACGGAGCTAACGCTTTCCCATGGCAAGGGGCATCTGACCAAGAAGTGAACGTGGTTGGTGAGCGCATTGACATGTATGTT